GCCATCTGAAATTTCTGGATCTCTTCTACGGACAGCCCTGTCTGTTTTGACAATGTGTTAATATCATCTGCTGCAGCTCCTGCGCCGACTGCAATTCCCACCAAGCCTGTTAATGCTCCAGCTGCTACTTTGCTTACTGGTGTAAGTTTGTTTCCGAGGTCTTCGGTTTTCTTACCAAAATTGCCCAACGCTTTTGCTGAGTCATTCCATTTGTTGTTGACGTTCTTTAGCTGGTCCTCAAGACTTTTAAGCTGTGATTCTGTCTTAATGACTTCACGCTGGAAATCTCGATAAACCTCTTCGCCAATCTTGCCATCTTTCATCTGCTGCTCAACATCTGCCTGATTAGCCTTCAGCGCCTTGAGTTTCTCGCCTGTATTGCCAATTGCATCAGTCAACAACTTTTGTTTCTGTGCTAGAAGTTCGGTATTTTTAGGGTCAAACTTCAAGCCTTTTTCAACTTCTTTTAATTCTTTTTGGATCTCATAAGCTTTTTTATTTACGCCCGATAAAGCTTTTTCCAGACCGGAGGTTTCGCCATCGATTTCAATTGTGATACCACTAACTTTCTTTGCCATTTTCCCACCTCCTATTTATACATTCTGTCGATATCTTCTTGTGTGGCTTGTCTTCTACCATTCTTTTGTGTTTCATCTCCGATGTAAGCTTGCAGGAAGTCATAGAACTCGCTGACTGTAAAATAGTTAACCTCTTCGAAGCTCATTCCGACACGTTTCGCACTAGCTAAAAGACTATAAGACATCTCAAAGTTATCTTTTAACGGATTTCTTCGCCCCTCCGATTTTCGAGGCACTTTTGGGAAACAAACCTATTGCGACTTCTTCGAGGATGCCTTTAACCATTTCAACATCTCCAAAGTCTATTCCGTCTAATGTCTCTAGCCACAATTCAAATCCAAGTTGCTTTTCTGGCAGGTTGTAAGCCTTGTTCATCGCCCAAAACATTTGTAAAATCAAAATTGTGTCATAGTTTTTAGCATCTATTTTTGTGAAGTCACTGATCATGTCCGCTTTAAATTCCTGCTTATAAAAAAGAAGAGCTAGAGTTGTTGCTCTAGCTCCGTAAGTTTTTTCACCTATTTTTATCTCTCTCATATTTTGTCTCCTATACAGTGAACTTAGGCAGGATAACCTGACTAAAAAAGCTATCGTATGCGAGAGTGTTCTCGGTCGACGGAGTGCTGAGGAGTTCAATTGAACCCTTGACAATCTTCTTGCCACTAACTTCGATTGGCTGAATAATTAAGGGCAATGTCTGAATATCTACCTCTATGGAATCCTCTCTGGTCTTGTGTTCATCCGATGGTCTTGAGGCTGTGCAGTTCCAATAAACAATCTTTCGGTTCTTCGCATCGCCTGTAAACTGTCCGAGGAGTGCAAATGGTTTTTGTTTTCCATCGGCGACTTCCACAACCATCCCCTGGCTATCAATGATGTGTCCGATCATAGGAACTGCAATAGCGTCTGGCAGTAAAGCCATTTCAAAATCTCCAGTATAGCCATTGTTGGAGGTGACCGTAAAATACGGGCCGTCGTCTGCATAGAAATTGTATGCCTCACCCTCTGGATCAACTGCGATACTCACTGCGCCTTTGAGTGCGATTGGTGTTTTATAACCAATGGTTTCAGTGGTGAAGACGGAACCGACCGTTACACCCGTGAGTCCAGGAGCTACCGTAACAGCAAATGTCGTATCTGGTGTTACTGGTTCTGTTTTTGTCGTTAAGGATACAATCCCTAAAAGGCTCGTGGCTGTGAACGCTGCTGCGACAGCGGCATCTGCGTTCAATGCTGCTGCGATAGCGGCTGCAGTGAGGGTTGCAGTAGTCTGTGCAAGTGTTAGGGCAACCGTTATTGTCTTAGGTGTCCCGGTAACACCAACTGCAGTGACAATAACTGTTAGACTTCCGGCTGTCGTCGGTGCTGTTAGAACCGCAAATGCTTTACCTGTCAATTTATTCTGAAACGCGATATGTGCATTGTTTAGTCCAAATAATACTTTATTTTCTGGCATTTTTTTGCCTCCTTAATCTATTAGTTCAAAAGAAAATACCGTTGAGAAACAATTCTCTGACGGTATTTTAGTAGTGGGATTTCTGGAGTATGAAATTCCAAGATTTATTAAAATATCTTGAATTCTCTTCTCTTCTGCTTTGCTCTTTAATTTCGTGTAAAGTTCGAGATTGTAAACCGATTTTGATAAATAATTTTGGTTATCCGCGAAGAAATCTTCATCGCCCTCATCCGTCCAACAAACAAAAGGTAATGCTTGAGCGGTCGTAAAGCTATCGTGAGCGATGGGATAAATGGCTTTGATTGCTGCTATGATTTGCGTTATTGTTGTCATGCTAGGCCCTCCCAATTTTCAACGATCGCTATGACGTTCTCTTCATAGTCTTTTACAAGTTTTTCTTCTATTGGTTGAATGTGGACTTTTCCTGCCACTCTTCCGCCATTGGCCTTAGCGTGACCATGTTCGAGCAAGTGAGCCAAGCCGGGCTTGTACTTATTGTGGACAATCCACCTGGAACGATGCCTAACACTATCATTTATAACCGTCCACCCTTTGTTGTATGGCTTGTCTTGCGTGCTTTTAAATGTAGCTGCAGATACTTCTTTAAGTTCTTTAACTGCTCCCCTTGCGAGTTTTTCAGTCATTATTTCTATCTCTTCTTCAACACCTGTTGTGTACTTGATCATCAACTTTCCAAACGCCTTGTCGAAATCTCCAACCCTGCAACGACCTTTTATCTTTGTCATACAGTTACCTCGCTACATGTGAGTTCGATGTTTTCCTTGTCCTCAGAGTAGGTGCGTTCAACCTTGTATTTTTTATTGTCATATTTCAGATACTTTTCATTTTCGTACTCAAAGTACCTGACTGTAATTATTATCGTGGGTCTTAACCCTTCTTTAGCGGCGTTATAAAATTCATTTCGTCCCACACTTCCTGTGTCGGCAAATACAGTCCTTTCGATTTCAGTTTCAACCTCATTGGCATATTCGTCCTGTGTTATTGTTACACCTATTAAAGCTACCTGATCATCAAAGGTTTTGTTGTTATACAATCGGAATCACCACCCTAGGCTTGCCATTGTGAATCATAATGTTGTGTAGGGCATATTGAATATGTCTAGGCATCCCGCCCTGTTCGCCCTTGGACTCATATTTCCACACGGCGTAGTTAATCATAAACTCAGTGATAACCGGATTTGCCATGTCAACCAGGATTCCCTTTTCATCATCTAGCATTTTTTCGATTGCATTAATAAGATGATTAAGTAATGGGTCCTTGACTGTTGACGATATTCCTAGCCGCATTTTCAGAAGTATTAATAATTCAAGTTTTGTCATGTTAATACCTCCTTACTTTAAGATCTCAAGCAGTTCAGCCTTTGTCATTTTAGATGTTATTTCTATTCCCTTGCTTTCCGCGTAAGCAATAAGTTCTTTCTTTGTCATATCGTTCAGATTCGTGTCTTGTACTTCTACAATGTGATTAGAAAGGACGGTCCTTATTTGGACCGCCCTCTTTTCATTCACTTCAAAAATGTCGCCCTTCTTGTGGAGGGTTTTCATCTGTAAATCGTAGAAGTCATTTAATACCTCTACTCTCATACTTTAGCCTAGATTGCAGCGGTGTATGTGAAGAAGAAGCCAGCGTCTGAGTCAACTTTCTTTGCATCGAATCTTACGAAGCTTGCAAGAAGCTGTCCATAGATGGCGTTGTCAACCCACTGGACAGATGCTTTCTTTCTGTCGAACATTGTCATGAACGCCTTAGGATCTCCGAAGAAGCCTACAAGTGCGCCATCAAGACCAAGCATGGTGTCGTCAAGGACTTCGCACTCTTTACCCAGAAGCTTTGTACCTGAGTCAACTGTTACATCAGGCTGCAGGATGTACTTTCCGTCAAGGTCCTTCAGTTTGTCGAGTGCAGCGTAGAGGGACGAGGTGATGACAAACTTTGGAGTGTAAACTTTCTTCAGGCTCTTGTTCTTCATATCCTTGATACCATCAACTCCGGTTACAGCCTTAGCTGTTGCTGTCTTCAGGATTGTAGCGATTGCAAAGTTCTTGGTATTTCTGTCCTGGTCGTTGATTTCATCAGCAATCAGTTCAGCTACTGGATAGTCGGCATCATCGATTACTTCCTGTGATACTGGAATGTATCCTCTGTAGGTGTTGATGTCATAGAGGACCTCGATGATGACAGGTTTCGCCAGCTCTGGGTTAGCAATCAGTTCAGCTACGGAAGACATTTTGTTTCCAGACTTCTTGATTACCGGATACTTGCCGGCGCCTGAAGTAACGGGAACGACGTTGATCAGTTTAGTAAGATCAAGTTCGTCGGTTGGTGTATCCTGTGCCTTGAGAAGTTCAGTAGGGATAAGTGCTCCGCCTTCAACTGAAGTGAAGCCTGCCCTCTCTACTCCCTTGGACTGTACGTATGCTTTGATACCTGCTCTTAGTTCTACAATATTTCCCATTTTTCTTTCTCCCTTCGTTTCCTGCGCTGCAGGTTCTTTTTGATTTATTGTTTCGAGTTCTGCTTCGAGGGCCACAATTTCCTCTTCGAGTTTGGTCTTCTCTTCCGTCTTTGCGTCTAGCTCTGCCTGGATTGTATCGGCGGTTACTTCAACTGCCCCCAGGTCCTCTTCCGATTCAGCATCATCAATAGCCTTGAGAACCTCCTCAGAACGTGTATTGATTACCTTGATCTCTTCTACAAGGGTATTCAAAGCGGTTCTTTTCAGATTCAGCTTTGCTCCCAAAATTACAGTTTTACTCATTTCTTGTACCTCTCTTTCAAAATTGTTTTTCTTGCATTTAGCTTCTCTTTCTTCAGTTCTTCCACGTCGTGTTTTCTGGCAGCTATTTCCGTTTGAGGATATGCCGGAAAGACGCATGGAGAAACTTCAAATAAGTCCATTTCTCTGATAATGTATTTCCCACCACCGTCAGCTCGTGATTGATAATCTTCTTTCATTGGCATAAAACCAAAAGAACAACCGGCAACATCACCACGTTTGATTCGTGCATATGCGCCCATTGCTCCTGGATCATCTCTATTGATTTCAATCTCGCCATATAGTCCGACTTCATCGGATCTAAGTTTTAACGTTTCGTTACCGGTTCGGCCCAAGACTAAACTGGTATCGTGGTTAAATAGCCCTCGGATGTCGTTTTCCTTCAGACTTCTGACCGTTGAAGCCGGGTCCACTTCCTCGTATACATCGTCGTACAGGTTTGTTTCCGAATTGTACTTGATGAAATAGCCCTCGACAATTAACCTGTCTTCAACCTCTGTAGCCCTAAATTCACTTTTAATAAACGACTGTCTTTTATTCATTACTATCACCCCCTTTCAGCTTTTCTTGATCGCCTAGTTGCGAGGCTGGAACGTAGTTTTCCAGGACAATCAATTCTTCCATCTCATCATCGGGATCCATGCCCACCCAATCCCTTAGTTCATTCCTTCTCATGGCGTTCATCTTGACCATCTCGCCACCAGCACCTACCATTTCGGTAAGAGCATAGGAATATAAACTTCTGGGATTCAGTTTGAAATACATCTGCGTGCTGTAAAGCACATCGCGAGTAAGTGTCTGTGATATGACATTGGCGATGGACATTACCCTTGAGTTGATGAAGTTGTTGTATTCATCCTTTTTGAAATCACCTACGCCCAAGAAAAAAGCAGGAACTCCAATAAGTCCTGCAACGGTCTTTTTATCCAGTTCCACAGATTCATTGATTGCTATATCCTTCAGCGATAGAGGTTTAACGTCCTGTACCTCTAAGAGGTCAGCCGGTATGATCCAGGGCTTTCCAGCTTCAGTGGATTCCAGGTATTTGTTATACACTGAATCTCTTCCCTCGGCAGTTGCAAGCTCGGCAGTGTTGCTGTCCACCTTAATAATCAGCGAAGGCATATATTTTCCACTCATGAAACTGTTCTTTGTCGATGTGGCCTGTTTCAGGTTCTTAACAATGTCTTTCAATGCCACCTTATAGCCTGTACCCATGTATGGATAATTAGGATCTGGATTGATAACGAAGTGAATGATTTCCTCAGGGGTATAAACCTTGTCGTTGTATCTCACCACATACCCACCAGACACTGATTCGTAACTTACTCCAGACATTGGGAAGGGTGTAAGGTCTTTAATCAATCCGGTCTTAGTGTCCATAGAGATGTGATTGATTGAGTTGCCATCGCCATACAGAAGCAGGTCCTGGACGATCTTATATACCCACGCTTTGCGTGTCATGTATCTGGATGGATTGATATCTATCTTCCTGGATAACTCGTTGTGTACTCGCTTGTCGCCCTTTGGTGTGTTTTCCATCAGGTGAATTGTCATATTCGATACGAGGTCCGCAATTTTATCGACTGCGATTTTCACTTCAGGATTATCAGAGAGTTTTGTATATCCATCCGGAAGAATCTGGTCCCATGTTGCTGTAAGGAATTGATAGTCTGTGCTCGAAATTGTACGTTTTTTAAATCTATCAAATATACTCATTTTTCACCTCCTTTCGCATGATGTTATTTGCCTAACCACCTTGACGCGGTAGAAGCCTTTTCCATATTCTCCAGCTTTCTGACGCATGAAAAAACGCTGGCATCAAAGATATCAATTCTTTGCTTGCCACCGTCACCGTCAACTTTTTCATATTGGATCATGTCATCCGTTTTTTCAATTGCTCTTACATTCTGCACACAGTATTCATACGCTGTAGAATGCAGATAGTAGAACTCACCGTTCTTTACTTTCTTTTCGATATGTCTGAAGCCCTGTGACTTCTTGTAGAAATACTGCGGTTCATCCACGATGTTAAAACCCGCGCGCTTCATCCCCAGGAAGAACTCAGCTCCGAACTTTCTATCGAAGCCTAGCTGTTTGATTTTGAAACCCATCTTTTTCATCTTTATGAACCAATTTATGATGTCGGAATAGTTGACCGTAGGTGTATTGCACATATCAAGCCAGCCATCATCCTTCCAC